CCCCGAACCGAGCGGCCCGCCGCAGCAAGAGTACCAAGGCTACGGCGAAGTCGACCCGGCGTCGGGGCTCTACCGGTGGTACGACTTCAGCGAAGACGACGCCCCCGGCCCCGGCGCCACCTGGCCCGACATCCTCGAGCACTGGGAGCTGATAGAGGCCGACATGCACGAACGCTACGGCATAGACATGAGTGAGCCGGGCCTGCTCGAGCGGCGCCCCAGCCGTTGGCTGCGGGTGCGCATCCTCGGCCTGCTCGGCGTCGATTCGCGGCTACTCGATGCACTGACGAAGCCGCAGGAGGTGAGTAAGCCATGATGACCGTCGGCGAGCTGGTTGCCTACCTCAGGCTCGACGACGGCCAGTTCAACCGCGGTCTCGACCAGGCTCACAGCAAGATCGGCCGCGTCGGTGGCGCGATAGGTACAGCGGTCAAGCGCGGCGCAGTGGTCGCCGGGGTGGCCATCGCTGGCCTCGTCGGCACAACCCTCGTCAAGGGCTTCAAGCGCCTGACTGCCATAGAAGACGCGAGTGCATCGCTGCGGGGGTTGGGGCACAGCGCCGAAGAGGTCACGCTCATCATGGCCAGCGCGCGGGAGGCCGTCCTGGGGACCGCCTTCGGCCTCGACGAAGCCGCCAGTATCGCTGCAAGTTCGGTCGCTTCCGGTATCAAGCCGGGTCAGCAGCTTGAGTCGACCCTGCGGCTGGTGGCCGACGCAGCGACGATCGGCAAGACGTCCCTGGGCGAAATGGGAGCGGTGTTCAACAAGGTCGCCGCATCAAACAAGATGCAGGGCGACGTTATGGCCCAGCTCAACGACACGGGCATCCCGATCCAGCAGTTTCTCGCCAAGTCTTTGGGCGTGACGATCGACAAGGTCTACGAGCTGTCGAAGGCCGGGTCGATCTCCTTCCCAATGTTCGCTAAGGCAATGAAGGAGGGGCTCGGCGGCGCCGCGCTGGCGTCCGGCAACACAACCATTGGCGCATGGAAGAACATGGTGACCGCGCTGTCGCGCTTCGGCGCCGATGTCCTTTCGGGCATCTTCCCCAGCTTCAAGGTCGCCTTCAACAAGGTCGGCGCCTACCTCGACCAGCTCGGCAAGAAGTACAGCCCGATATTCAAGGCGTGGGGCGAGAAGGTGTCCGCCGCCTTCAAGACAGGCGGCTTCACGGGCATGTTCAAGGCCATGCTGCCCGCCGGCGTAGGCGACACCCTCATCACGACCTTCAACGTCATCAAAGACACCACGGTCACCATCGTCAGGGTGATCGGTACTATCGCCGGCGTGTTCGGCAAGCTGCCCGGCGCGCTGCAGAAGTTCGCCATCGGGGCCGGCGTGCTGGCACTGGCGCTGGGCAAGTTCGGCCTCCTGGGCAGTGCCAAGGGCCTCTTCGGCGGCCTCCTGGGCAAGGTCGGCGGCGGCGCGGCCACAGAGGTGCCGCTCACGACCGCTGTCGGGCTCAACACGGCGGCCACTGAGGCGAACACGCTGGCGCTGCTGAAAGGTGGCATTTTGGGCGGCGGCGGCAAGACGGTGGCTACTCCGCTTACGCCGAAGCCGCGAACCTTCTACGTGGACTCAGCAGGAAACACGACCACAACCAAGCCCGCTCCCGTAGTCCCGCAAGGGTCACTGGGGCGCCGGGACGTTGGTATGTTCGGTGGCATAGTGGCGTCGATAGCCGTTGCGACCGGGCTGGGCGTCATTGTGGATGCCTATGACAAATGGAAAGCGTCAGCCGACGAAGCGGCTGCATCCTCGGACACCGCAAGCGCCGCCCTCAAAAGGAACGCCGACAAGCTTGGCCCCGAGTTCGTCGCGAAGATGCAGGACGCTATCAACCGCGACACCTACAAGTCGCCGGGAGTCGGAGGTTGGGCAAAATCCTTCGTTGAGGGGAACTTCGACACCTGGATAAAGCCGCTCTGGGAAGGCCTCCAGGGCCACAAGGTCGGCGAAGAGGAGGGGAAGAAGACCGCGAACGCCTTCGCGGAATCATTCAAGGCCGGCATCACTCCCGCCTCGATGAGCCTGCACGGCGCCGGCCTCCTACGGGGCCTCGACCCCGCCATCCTGAAGACGCGCGAGAAGCTTGCTGTCCTGCGGCAGGAGTTGGCGAAGAAGAACAAGCTCGGCGACACGAACACCGCCTCGACGACGACGGCCATCAAGCGCGTCGAGAAGCATCTTGCGGACCTGCGCGCCAACGCTGCGAAGCCGGCGCACACCGGGCGCCTCAATACGAGCGGCTGGACCGGCCCGATCAGCGCCGCGATGCAGCGGCTCCTCGAGTTCCGCGACCTCTCTTCTCAGGGCATCACGCCCGGCAGCGTGAGCCAGCACAAGAGCTGGACGAAGGCGAACGCGGCGCCCGCCCCCGTCTGGCGCGCTCCTGGCCATTTCGAGGCCGCCGGCGGCGACTTCATGGTGAGCAAGCCCACACTGTTCGTCGCTGGCGAGGCTGGACCAGAGCGTGCCACCTTCACGCCGAAGGGCAAGGTACCTCCGGGCACCTCTGGCGGCGGCGACGTTCACGTCCACATCGGGCAGCTCGTCGGCACCGACGAACGCGCCGCGCGACAGCTCGCCGGCCAGGTAGGTCAGATCCTCATGAGCAAGCAGCGCCTCAAGGGGGCGATGAGCCGTGGCTAACCTGGCGACTGTCGGAGCGTTCCGCTTCGTCGTGACCTCGCTGCGCATCGGCCCGCGGCCGCGCGCCATCGGCATGAGCGCCAACGCGCTCGCCCAGTATCCGGTTGAGACGACCGACTACATCTCCGGTTACCGGCCGATCGACATCGGCGGGAAGCTCACCGGCATCGAGACGCAGGATGAGTCCGCGGCCGATCACCTGCAGCGCCTGTGGGCGAACCTCGAGACCGAAGTGGCCAAGGACCGCAACACGCTCGTGCTCGACTTCGGCGGTACGTGGTCTCGCGTCTACACGGTCTACAAGAACGAGCTCGTCGAGATCGTCGTGCCGGCGTCGTGGCAGGTACTGCACCGCGTCACCTTCTCGCTGACCCTCCAATGTCTCCCCTAAGGAGCCTCCATGGCCTGCACACAGTACGAAGCCAACTTCCGCTTGAAGGCCGCCCTGCACGGCACCGCCTACCAAGGCCCGGCCTCCTACTGGGTGGAGCTCGTCTCCGACGCGCCGAGTCGCACGCTGGCCGGCACTCCGTCGGGTCTCGGTCGTATCCAGCTCGTCTGCGCAACGGGCGTCACGGACAACGGCGACGGCACCGCAGGCAACGCTGCCGTGTGGACCTTCCCGGCGCCGGCGACCGACCTCGACGAGTGCTCGTACCTCGAGCTGTGGGACGCCGAGGTTGCCGGCAACCGGCGCTTCTTCGACCTGCTCTCCAGCCCAGTCGCGCCACTGGCCGACCTAGCCGTGACCGTGCCCATCGGGAACTTCACCTGGATGGAGGTCTGAAGTGAACCACCTGACCGCCGATTTGCCGGCCGTGGAGTTTCCCATAGGGAAGCTGCACTTCGGGGTGGTGTGAGGTGGCGACGCGCTTCTACCTGCCATCGTCGGGCACATCTCCACTTGACAGCCTCGCCGTCGCGGGCGGATGGGGTGGGGCTGGCGCGAACTTCCTGCGTCTGCCCACGAGCATCACGAAGTCGGACACGGCTGGAGTGAACCTTATAGGCCGTATCCCCAGCGCCGAAACGTATTCGCTCTGCCATGCCCAGTTCATCTCCGCGCCGCTCGCCACTGCGCACGACTTCACTGCCGAGGAGACGGCGAGCATGGTCGTCTCCGTTCAGGAGACTAGTGGCTCCTCGAACGCATTCCTGGCAGCCGTCGTCCGCGTCGTCAGCGGTGACGGGTCGACCGTGCGCGGGACCATCCTCGACCTGCGCACTGACTCTGGCGGGGTCGAATGGACCACCGCCTATCGCACGCGCATCTGGGGCTCGCTGCCACTCGCGGTGGTGAGTGCCTCTGCGGGCGACCGCATTGTCATCGAGCTCGGTGCTTACTGCTTATTGCCGACCGTTTATACGAGCGACTTGGGGATGACACTTCGCGACGTAGTAGCGACCGCCGACTTCGCTCTCACGTCCAACTTGTCGACCCTCCTCTGCCCGTGGGTGGAACTCTCGCCAACACTGAGCTTCAGCGGGGGAGAAGTACCACCGGCGGGACCCGCTTTCCGCTCCGTTGCAGCCGTAGTCGGTAACACCAACGTTACAAGCCTCGCCGTGGCGAAGCCCGCTGGTCTTGCCGTGGGCGACCTGATGATCGGCTGGATCGCATACAACGGGGACAGGCCCGGTTACCCGAACCTTCCCAGTGGGTGGACCGACATCACCACGGTCGGTACCTACGGCTACAGCACGGTGGGACGGGCGTTCTACAAGTACGCGGATGCGGCCGATGTGGCGGCCTCCACCTTCACCTTCACGATACCTTCGACCGGCGCGTATCCGAGGGCCACCATCATCGCCTTCTCTGGCGCGGTCTACGACACGCACGCGGACGCTCAGAACGCGAACGACACGCCGGGGACCACGCTCACGGTCGGCACCGTGACGCCCGCCGAGAGTGACGAGATGTGCGTTCTCCTCTCCTCGTGGTACAGCAGCTCTTCGGCGACGTGGAGCACGCAGGCGGTCGCGACCGACAACCCGACGTGGACCGAGGACGTAGACACGATGCGGCTTGGCGTGGCTCACGCCGTCCGCTCGTCCAGTGCCGCAACGGGTAACTGGACAGCGACTCTCTCGGAGCCGCTCACGTGGTGCGGCGTTGCCATCCTGCTCAAGACCGGCGAAACACCGCCGGCGGGCGGCACCACCCTCCCGCTGATGACCGACCATTACTCCCGCATGAGAAGGGGCTGAAATGACGCAATGGCTGAAGCAGAACACGGCTACCGATAGGAAGATTGGCCCCTTCATCGACGACACGGACGGGAAGACCGCTGAGACGGGTCTGACCACCGCCTACACCCTCATCTATCTCAGCAAGAACGGCGGCGCGCTCACGGCCAAGCACGAGACCACGGCCATCGCTCACGACGCGCTCGGCTACTACCTGTGCAAGCTCGACGCCACCGATACGAACACGCTGGGCGCGCTCAAGGTTGCTACCCACGTTGCCGGGCACCTGCCCGTGTGGCATGAGTTCATGGTCGTGCCGGCCAACGTGTGGGACTCGTTCTTCGGAGCCTCCCTGCTCGTGGTCGACGCTGCGGCAGTCAAGACTGACTCGGCGGCCATCCTCGCCGACACTGGCGAACTCCAGACCGAGTGGGCCAACGGCGGCAGGCTCGACTTGATTCTCGACGGAGCCAGTGCTCCGGCAGCGACCACAGTCGCCGATGCCGTCTGGGATGAAGCTCTGAGCGGACACGCGGCCGGCGGCTCGGCTGGTGCTGCGCTCACGGGTGCCGGTTCCGCCGGTGACCCCTGGACGACCACGCTACCCGGTGCCTATGGCGCTGGCACGGCCGGGGCGGTCATCGGCGGTATCCCGGCAGTCAAGGCCGATACGGCGGCCATCCTCGCCGGCATGGGCGGAACTACGCCGGAGGCGGCTCTGACGCTGGCCTTGAAGCTCCTACGCAACAAAGTTGTCACGGACCCCGCTACCGGCGTGATGACCGTCTACGATGACAACGGCACCGACGTGCTCTACACCGCGAACGTCTACGAGGACGTCGCCGGGACGATGCCCTTCGACGGCAGCGGCGCCAACAGGCGGGACAGGCTGGCGTAAGTGAGCACGCTGCTACTCAGGGGGCTGGGCGACACCAGCGACACGCTCGTACTTGGCGGGCTGGGCGAGGGCGAAGAAGCACCCGTGATCGTGACCGAGCTGTCTTGCGCCATGGTGAACGGCGCCGAGTTTGAGGTCGAGCCGGACCAGCGCGCCGCCACGATGACGACCGGATGTGACATGTGGAACGGCGCGCGTCTGCATGCCCGAGCGTTGCGTGAAGGGGTCGTGCTGCCGCCCACCGACGACCTCGGCTGGACGGCGCCATGACCGTCACGGCCTCGCCGCTCTGGGACCTCACCGTGGCCATCGCCGGTCAGCGCATCCCGAACGCCACATTCACCTCGTTCACCATCGAGCTCGACTGCCACGGTGGCTTCGAGTCCTGCGCGATCTCGTTCGCCAGCAAGCGCACGCGCAAGTGGCCGAGCCGTGCACCGATCGTCGTGGCTTATGACGGCATGCACCCCTTCGAGGGTCACCTGGCGACGCAGCGCCGGTCCGTCGGCACGGAGCTGGGCTGGTCGCTGGAGTTCGTCGGCAACCTCAACGACCTGCGCGACCACCGGGCATTCCGCCGCGTATACGTGGACTCCAACCTTGATAATTGGCGCAGCGACCAGGGGCCGAACACGGCAGCAAATGTCTTCGAGGTAACGGCCAGTGAGTAGGGAAATTCGCATAGGCGCGACAGAGCCCATATCTGACGCCACCGCCTTCGCCGTCTCCCGCGACAGTGCGGGCATCCTCATCGGCGTGCGCGACAACGCCGCGCCGCAGTTCTCGGTGAGCAGGGACGCGGGCGGGCTGTTGCTGAGTGCGCGGCCGAGTGCGCCGCCGCCGCCGCCGCCGCCGCCGACCGCCTACGTCGCTAGCGGTTATGTACTCGGCACGGGCGCCACGGCCGTTTTCAACCTGCAGATACTCTACTGGAACATCTTCCTCAGGACGTTGTGGGGGAGTGTTGTCACCGCCCCGATCACTACGTCGTTGACCGATTGGCGCAGGATATACGTCACTGCCCCTATCCCGGAAAACGCGGTCTACGTCTCGATGGTGATCACTTGCCCCATGGAGTCCCCGGCGGGGGCGTACTGGACGGCCATGCAGATGGAGGGCGGCACGGTGGCAAGTGCCTACAGGGTCGGCGGCGCGAACCTTGCTCTGAATCCCGAGTTCACGCCGGACCTCTCCTACTGGACTCCGCTCTATGCGGGTGTCTTCTCCCGTGCGACCAGCTTGCCGTCTGCGCCGCTCCCCGGCGTTACGACGGCGCTTGAGTACGTGTCGGACGGCTGGGATTCGAGTGTGTGGTACGAGGTCACCCACCAAGCTATCGCACTGCCAACATCATGACCGAACCGACGAACACCCCACGTGCCTCCGCCCGTGTCTACTACCCGCTGTTCGACGGTGTCGACCCCGAGGGGCAGGAGCAGCGCATCCGGGCGCTCGACATGGTGCTGAAGATAGGCGGCAAGAAGGCCGCTCTCGCGACGAATTACCAGGTGAGCATCTACGGCCGCACACACATCGAAACGCCGACCCTCGTCACCATCTTCCGGCGCGTCGTGGAGCGCGCCGCCGGGGCGGCCTGGGTGACGGTGCCGGTGCGCCGCGAGATCGACCATGCCTCTGTCCACTGCATCGTGCTCAAGCTAGAAGAGATGGCGACGGGCTTCACCCCGCCGGCCGACCCGACGGCGACCTACACCTATGACGACCAGACGACCACCGCAGACCCGCCGCCGTGGGGCGTGCGTCTCAAGAGCTACTCCCTCTACGCCTCCGACCTCCTGCGGAACGTCACGGCGCCGCGCGTGCTCGCCCACATCGTCGAGCCCTACTACCCGGACGCCACGTTCCCGGCGAGCAGCCTGCAGTTCGACCAGATGGCGTTCGTCGAGCTGCCGCGCGACCGCTGGGACGCCGTCGACGACGTGATCGCGATGATGGGCTGGGACTACCAGGTGTGGGACGGCAACGAGCTCACGTTCGTCGACCCCGACGACGCGGTCGCGGTGTCCATCCCCAAGGAGCATGCCGGCGTCAAGTGGACGAACGGCCCCGACGAGTCCGACGCCTTCAACGCGGTGCGCGTGCAGTACACCTCCAAGCGCGGCATGCCGCGCGAGGTCATCCTTCACGGCACGCTCAAGCTTGGCGGCGACGTGGTGTCCGACACCATCACGGCGCCCGACTCGGTGGTCAGCAAGGCCGGCGCCATGCGCGTCGGCCGCCGCTGGCTGAAGGCACACGGCCGCGTGCCGAACGTCGGCGATATCACCGTGACCGGTACCGGTCCGTGGGGCGACGCGCTGAAGCTGCGGCCGGACAACAAGCGCGTCGGCAAGGAGAAGATCAGCCACGTCACGCTGAACCCGCTCGACTGGAGCGCGACCCTGCAATTCGGCGTCAACGTCGACTCCTATGAGGCGTGGATCGCGCGGCTCGCGGCCGGCGCACATGCGCGGAAACGATGAGGAGCCGACGATGACCACGACCTATCTCCCCCTTGCCTCCATCCTCGTGGCCGTCCTGGGTCTGGTTGCTACCTACTTCGGCTTCGTGGTCAAGGTGCGGGAAGACATCGCGAGCATCAAAAGTACGTGCGTTGGACGCGCCCGCACCACCGACTGTCTGCCGCAGCTACAGGCCGATGTGGCGAAGCTGACCGCTAACGACGACGTGTTCTGGCGCGTGCTGGGACCGAGCCTGGGAGGAATCATTCATAGCCCTGTACACATACGCAGAGACCAGCTCATGGACGAGTGGCTGGCGGCGCCGAAAGGAAAGATTCCCGAGGCCGACCTTCGCGAGCTGCGCGACGAGCTGGAGCAGATGTTGGATGAGGCTGTTGCCGGAAATAGCGTCAACTTGCAGCTCATTGGAGCGATGTTGCTCGGTCGCCTAGAAGTACAGATCGAGGCTCTGGAGCGGGCCGAATCTCAGAACAAAGGAGCATAGGTGGAACCCCTCACCCTGAACGTCATCATTATCATCATCGCCATCGTGTCGTGCTGGTTTCAGGTGAAGCTCTACCGGGTCGTGCGTTCCCCCGCGTTCCTTCTCATGGCGCTGGCCATGGCTTACCTCACGGTTTACCGCGTAGTCCAGCCATACGCGCCCTGCATCCTCGACTACGGCGCCATCCTGCCGTTCTACGCTCTGATCCTCGCGCACACCGTCTACCTCTACCAACTGCTCGCTCGGTTCCTGGTCAAGAGGAAGTGACGCCGTGCCTGCCGCCCTCATCACCATCCTCGCCGCCGCCGCCGAGTCCTGTCCCGAGCTCGCCGCGTGGCGCGCCTGCGACGGCGGTCGCGATGAACGCTGCGCAGCATGCGCCCTGGGCGGACCGGACCGCTGCGAATCGGTTGTTATCAAGGCACTGGCCCGGCGACTGACCGAGACACAGAAACTCTAGGAGGCACCATGAGAACGCTCAGAATCACTCATCCCATGATGCACGGCGAGGACGTGCGCGCCCTGCAGCGCCACTTGCACAAGAACCCCTACGGGGACTTCTACCGATTCAAGGTCGATGGCGGCTACGGCCCCGTGACTGCGCACCGCGTCGCCGCCGCCAAGTGGCACCTTGGCTACCCGTCGTTTGGGCCGGTCGCCGGCCCGCAGCTCATGGGCCTACTCACTGGCGCGAAGCCGCTGCCCAAGGCATACCAGACCACCAGGCTAAAGCGACAGCAAGAGAAGCCCAAGCCGCACCCACAGGACACTATGTCGGAGAAGGCTCTGGCCTGGGCGCTCACCAAGGTCGGCCAGCACGAGACGCCGATGGGCTCAAACCACTGCGTCTTCACTGACGAGTGGGGCCACGGGAACATGGCCTGGTGTGACGTGTTCGTCAGTCTGGCCTACATCCACGCGGGCAGCACAGCGTTTAGCAAGCACGCGCAGGAGTGGCAGTTCGTCCCGAGCATGCTCCATGCAGCGCGCAACCACCAGGACGGCCTGCGCTGCCTGCCCTTCGCCGACCTGCGGCCCGGCGACATCATCGTTCACGGCCCCGGCGCGTACCACACAACCCTTCACGACAGGATCGTCAGCGTCGGCAACCGCCTTGAACGGGACGTGGGCGGAAACGAGGGCTGGGGCGGCACGGTCTATCACGACCTGCACGACGCCGGGCTGGCCGATGCGTTCATTCGCGTGGAGCACTGACGCAACCCGAGTCTTCCTCCTCCAACAACCCGCCTCGCTAAGGTGCAGGCATGGCAGTTCACCCCTGCTAAGCCGCGGCCGGTCGTGACTACCATGCCGGCCGGCCGCGGCGCTTCTGTAGGCGAGGAAAGGTGAAGGCGTGCGACATGCGACTCTCACGATCATCCTGGCTGTTCTACTCCCTGGGGCTGTGCTCGCTGCCGGCCCTGCTCTTGCTGGCGCGTCGACTCTGGGCGCCTGCTCGGTCACTCAGGCCAGAGTCCACCTACGCGCCGCTCACCGCGCCACTCTCCGAGCTGAACGTCGCGAGAGCGAGGCGCGGCATGTCCTCAGTGCGACTCGCGCGGCCACATCCACTTTCGGAAGTTCTGTGGGACGCTGGGTTCGATCAGCTCGGCGGGCAGGCTGGCCCTGGGGAGCGATACCCCAGCTCATGTACGTCATTGACCGCGAGTCCGGCGGCGACCCCTGTGCTAAGAATCCCGCGAGTACGGCCAGCGGCTTACTTCAGTTCCTTGCGTCGTGGTGGTCGGGCCGCTGGAACCCATTCGACGCAGCCGTGAACCTGCGTCACGGCTACCGGGCGTGGTGCGAGGTTGGGTGGGCGCCGTGGGCGCTGTGAGCGACACCCACATCTCTGGCCCGGTCATCCTTCCCATCTGCCCCGACTGCGACTCGCCGCTCGTGTGGCCGCTGGGGGAGTCGGCCCCATTGTGTCTTGACCCGCACCACCGGCATACCTGGTGGTGCTCGACGTGCGAAGAGGCCTTCTCTATGGGGCCGAAGCGGCCGTGAATCCCATTTGCCACATCAAAGCCGCCCCGCGCGTCCCTGGCTGCGAGCTGCAAGGCAAGCGTCCCCACGACTACGGGCCCGGTCGCATCTGCGCAATCCCCGGCTGCGGCACGACCCTCAGACGCACGCACAAGGGGCCGGTTTGCGACCCCTGTATCTATGAAGCCAAGGCCCGCGCAAGGGCCACTGCACGCGAGGTGCCGGCACCGCTGGTCCGCGCAACGAAGGAGGAGAAGGTGGCGAAGGAAAGCATGCGCGAGGTCGTGCTCTTGGTGTTTGCGGGTGACCCGTCGCGGTGCCTGAACGCCGGCGACGTGGTGAAGCTTTCGGGTATCAGCCCGAGCTGCGTCTACAAGAACCTCAGGTCGCTGGTCGCCAGCGGTGACCTCGTGAAGGACGCACCCGGCGAGTACCACTGGCCGAAGACCGAAGACGCGAAGACGGCGCCGGCCACCTCCCCGGCGCCCGCTCCGGCGTCCATGACGGGCGACCCCTTGGGAACGGAGCAACCCGCGAGTCCGGCGCCGGCTCCCGACCCCCCCGGCGATGAGCCGCGGGGGCTGGCGCCGTTCGCGGGCATCGACTACGAGCTCCTCGTCATCAGCGAGGTCGTCAGGCGCATCGAGTCCCTGACCGGCCACGAGACGCGCGTCCGCGTCGCTGCGTATGTGGCCTCGAGGTTCCTGTAATGCCGCGGCTGTGTGGCCGTCGCTGGCTGACCGCCAAAGAATATGCCGAGGCGACCGGGTTAAGCCCCTGGACCGTGCACTGGCAGCTGCGCACCGGGCAGTTGCGGGGCCGCGACCTCAACGCCGGGACCGAGAAACATCCGCGCTGGCAAGTACGAGCCAGCGAACTGCGGAAACAGGGGAGGTGAAAAGTGAACACGACTAAGCTGACTGCGGCGCTCATCCGCGCCTTCTGGACGGTGGTCTTCCCGCTCATCGGGGCACTCGTGAACTGGCTCGCCACCGGCGACAACCTGCACCAGATCGGCGTCGACAACGCGGCGCTCATCCTCGTCATCGGTGGAGTCTTGTACGGGCTCAAGAAGTTCATCTGGCCGAACACGAAGTTCTAGGCGTCGACCCTGCGGCCCGAGCGCGCGACCGGCCCGGGCCGCGGCGCCTTCCCGAGAAGCGTATCCGCCTCAGGCGACAAGTGGCGCTGGGAGCCTGAGGAGCATGGCGGCGGACGCCGGGTAGGAGTATCGTATCCACGATGCCCGGGGCAGGGCGGTCAAGATCGGAGGGTCATGAGTCCACGCAGACGCGGACGGCCGCAGAGGCACGAGTACCTGACGACGACGGAGGCCGCCGCCTGGCTAGCAGAGCGTGGCTACCAGATCGACGCTCGCACCGTCTCCCGCGCCTGCGACCGGGGCGATATCGCGTGCTGGAAGACTCCGGGTGGCAATCGGCGCATCCTTGTAACCGTCCTTGAAGATTATTTGCGTACAAGGCTAGACATGCCGGACAGCAGGGTATAGAGTCTTCAATGTCCACGTAAGTAGTGCACGAATGGAGGTGGAGCACACACACATGACCGTAGGGGTGAACGACCGATAGGAGCAAGAGATGGCCCGTAAAAGACGGGCCGAGCAGCCGCTGGTACGGCGCCCGGCCCTAGCTGACCCGAAGAATCCTTCAAAACCCCAGGCAGTTGCCGTTGAGAATAACACGAAAACGGCTCTGCGCAATATCCCAGTCTCGCGCACCACCCGTCGCCGCTGGAATCGCAAGCCCCGCGTTACCACTTCCGACGTCGCCGCCTGGACGTTCTGCGTCCTCCTCACGGCCGCCGGCCTCATGTCCTTGTGTGTCCTTCTGGCACTTGTCTGGTCGAAGCCATGAACCTCCTGGCCTGGACAATCCTGATCCTCACGCTCGGCCTCATCGGCATGCTCACGGCGATCGCGCTCCTGGCGCTGCGCGCGGCGGGCATGTCATGAGCGACACCACTCGCAAGCGCCGCGAACTGCTGCACGCCGGTTACGAAGCCGCCCTCGAGAGTTGGCGCGCATCGTCCGCCGGCGTCTGCCCGGCCTGTCACGACGCCGGCACCATCTGGCACGAAGATGAGCCGTTGCCGTGCCCGTACTGCCGTCTGGGCGAAGCCCGCAAGGCGGCGTCATCATGACCGGGCTGTCGCCGTGGCAGGCCGGCATGGAGCTCGGCTGCGCCGCCTGCGTCTTCGTCACCTCCGACGCCTACAGCGAACCCCGCTGCCAGATCGCAATGGAGCTGGCGCTCTTCGGCGAGACGCTCACGGCCACTGCCTGCCCGCGCTCGATTCAGGAGCAGGCGGCATGAGCGAGCCGACGTGTCCAGCAGTTGACGAGTTCACCTGCGCCGAATGCTCAGGCCACAACCGCTGTGAGGACGAGATGAACGCCGGGTTTGGGCAGTACGAGGCTCCGGACGTGGACCGATGACCGACCCCGCCTACGCCGAGACCTACCCCCAGTACATGATGCTCGACGCCGAGCAGGAGCGCGAAGACGAAGCGCAGGCCAACGGCTGGCACTTCGCCCCGCCGTTGCCTCCGAATCCCGAGATGGTCGAGACCTTCCTGCGTCACGCCAATGAAGACGCCGCGGCCGATGCGGCCTCGGACCGTTACTACCTGACCACTGCCCGCGGCCGCCTGGCCGCCGAGCGCGTCGACGCTGCGGCACGCGCCCAGCTCGCGCGCACCAAGGAGACTACCCGATGACCCCCACCACCACAGCGCTACAGCCCTACGACTTCGAGGCCGCGGCCATCCGCGAGGCTGGCCTTGCGCTGGCCACGCAGGCCGAGGCTCTCGAGATCACTGACGACGAGACCGACGCCGGCGCCAAGACCGTACTGGCCATCGTGACCAAGGGCCTCCGGCAGGCCACGGCCCGGCATGACGAGGTGAAGGCGGAGCCGCTCGCCAAGTGCAACGCGATCGACGCCGCCTTCAATGACGCCTACGCGCCCTTCAAGAGAGCGAAGACGCTCATCGGCGCCAAGGTCGGCGTCTACTACGCCGCCCAGAAGGCTATCGAAGAGGCCGCCCGCCGCGAGGCGGAGCGGCTCGAGCGTGAAGCGTTCGTCGCCCGCGCCAAGGCTGAGGCCGAGGCGGCTGCGGCACAGAAGCGTGGGGAGGAGCCGGCGCCCGCGTCGGAGCCCGTCCCGATCGCCCCGCCGGCGGTTATCCCCGTCGCCCAGGCCGTCACCCGCACCGAGGCCGGCACTGTCGGCATGGTCAAGACACGCGGCTTCGTGATCGTCGAGAAATCGCAGATCCCCATCGAGTACTGGACGCTCGACGTGGCGAAGATCGCCCGTACATACAAGGCCGGCGGCGACGTAGAAGGCTGCGTTGAGGACATCACTTACAGCCCGCGCACGCACTGACGCGCGGCTCATCGGAGGTACACACCATGACTGAGAACACATCCCCCACGCTCGCCGCGCGGCTCCTGGCCGTGATGGGCGAAGTGGGCTACATCCAGAAGGAGGGCAAGACGCAGAGCGGCCCGAGCTTCAAGTACGTAAGACATGACGACGTGGTCGCCGCCCTGCGTCCGGCACTCGTCAAACACGGCATCGCTTTCATGAGCGGCATCGACGAGACGTCCGTTGGCTGTGAGCAGGTCGGCACGACGAAGAGCGGAGCCGCGCGCTACAAGACGACGCTCGTGCTGCGCCTGACCTTCGTGAATGCCGACAACCCCGAGGAAGCCTACAGCGTGAGCTTCCCGGGCGAAGGCGTCGATACCGACGACAAGGGCAGCGGTAAGGCACTCTCCTACGCGCTCAAGAACGGCTTGCTCAAAATGTTCCTGATCGAGTCGGGAGACGAGGCCGACGTGGAGCAGGCGGGAGCGCCGGCGGTCAATACGGCGGCTCGCGCCGACGAGCAGCGCGAACAAGCGGCGGCTGCCGAGGTGCAGGGGCGAGTCGAGGCGTTGCGAGATGCAGTGACGCATGACGAGCCCAAGGCGCCCAACGGCGGAATCACGCGGACGCAGGCCGAGCAGCTCCATGCGGCTATCTGGAGCAAGGGAAGGACGGACGCCGCCGTGCTCACCATCCTCGGCGAAAACGGTGTCGGAGATGGTAAGCGCTTCGGCAGCATCCCCGCCGACAGGTTCGCATACGTCCTCGCGCAGCTCAGCAAGCTGGCCGACCCGCCGCCTCTGGAGCCGACCGCTCCGGCCGCTGCACCAGTCCCGGCGGCTGTCTCCGCCGAGGACTTCACGCAGCCTGCCCCGTCCACGCAGGAGCCCGCTGAGGAGGTCGCCGCGCCTGCGGTGACTCCTACTACCACAGAGCCGGAAACGGCGCCACAGGCAGCTCCTATGGCGCAAGGCGGGGCGAAGGATGACGACGGCTTTGACGTCCTCGACGAGGCGATCAAGGAGCAGGCCGAGAAGACGGCTGAGCCCGGCAAGGCGAAGCGCAAACCTACGGTGACTCCTCAGCAGATTACCCGACTCGGCGCGCTCTGCGCCAGCATCGAGGCCAAGGGCGTCGGCGAGCAGGAGTGGCGCACCTACATGGAGACAGAAGAGGGCGTGCGCAGCCGGAAGCTACTCACCAAGGCAGCGGCCACGCGCATGATCGACCGCTTCAACCGCTGGAGCGTCGACCTGCAGACCGGGGTCGTCGGGGCGACGGAAGGGGCGGCGGCATGAGCGACGATCCGAGATGCGACACAGGCTGTCCGTTTTACGTGAAATGGAACGACATGTGTGGAGTCTGCCGCTGTCAGCCGCCGAAGACTCGGGGCAAGTCGAGTATGGCTCGCTGGCCGCAGGTGAAGTCGAACGACTACTGCGGCTCCCACCCCGACCGCCAGCCGCGCGGCGAGGGCGCGACGACGACGCTCGTGGGGCGCGAGACGTTCCCCACGGAAAGCGACATGCGGCGCATCGTCGACGCACTCGAGAAGATGGCCAGCCGCGCGGCAAGGGGGCAGTCATGACCCCCTACGAAGGCGCGGGAGATGGAAAGCACTACTGGCTGACGCCGCCGGACGTGCTGGCGGAACTAGACGCCGAGTTCCACTTCGACTTTGACCCGTGCCCCTACCCACGGCCCGATGACTTCGACGGCCTGGAAGCGGAGTGGGGGCAGTCCAACTACGTCAACCCCCCATTCAAAGGTCCGACCGCTTGGGTTCGCAAGGCCATCGCCGAGAACGCGAAAGGGAAGCGCGTCGTCTTCGTCTTCCCCATCGACAAATGGATCCACTACCTAGTCGAAGCCGGCGCCGACATCCGCAACCTGAAAGACATCAAGTGGTGCGCCACGGAAGACGGCGAGCCTGGTAAGGGGACCGGACGCTTCATCGCGGCGTTTGTACTTGAGCCTCCCGAAGAGGTGAAGACATGATTCCTCTCGCTCCCCGCCATCAGATCATCGTCGACTTACTCGGCGAGGGCCCCAGGACCATCCGCGAGCTAGCGGTCGCCTGCGGCTATGAGGAGGGCGCCCTCGGCGGCCGCAACTACGTGAGCGTCGTGCTCGGACGCCTCGCCAGCCGCGGCTACGGCTTCCACAACTACACGCCGGTCGGCGCGCACCGCGGCGCCTACTACGTACTGATGACGCGGCCGCGCGAGGCACCCTTAGATGCGGCCTTACCATGTGCCGCCTGCGGGGCGCATCTAGCGCGTGACCATCGAGAATGGCATCCGGCAGACCGCTACTGTTCCCCCTGCCAGCGCGGCAGGCTCGATGCTGAACTGGAGATGCTAGCTCCTCCAACGCTGTTCCCGGTTAGCGTGGCCTCATGAACGCCACAGACCACTATTTAATACCCGGCCATCGCAACTGGTGGCTGGCGATCAATTCATCTGACCCGGACTTCTTCGGAGACCGCCACGTGGACGTACCCACCGCGCCACGTGGGCACCGCCTCTGTGGCCGAGACTCCTACGTCGGAGCCGAAGAGCAGGAGCTTCTGTTCGCCGTTGCCCAGTGGCCCCGCCAAACGGCGGACAGAGCGTGGTTTTCTCGGAAGGCGAAACCATGACCCCTGCCACGACAGCCAAGCGATTCACCATCCCGCCGGCCACTCGCCACTCCGACGCGCTCACCACCCGCCGCGCCCTCCTGCGCCTCACGGAGCGCCGGCCGAACACCATCGTGACCACGGCCGACGTCCGCGAGGAGCTCGGCTACAAGGTCGGGCGTGGCGCCATCAACAACGCCGCCGTGCGCTTACGGCGCGACGTCGCCATCGAAGGCGTGCCCGGCAGCGGCGGCGGCTACGTGAAGCTCGTGCCGATGCCGACGCTAGGCGTCGAGCGTTGTGCGAACTGCCGGCACCGCGAACCACTCACGTCGGCCTGCGAGCGCACGCACTGGCCGCACGTCGGGCTCAACTGCGTCTGCTGGGGATGGGGGGCGCTGTGAGCCTTGACCACATCGGAGAACTGCCGGAAGTGCGGCGCTACTACGACGACGGCAAACACAACTTCATGCTGCACGGCGCGTGCGGTATCAGGTACATCCGCGAGTCCATCGCCGACGCCGCCCTCGCTGCGGTAGACCGGGAGGTGGAGCGGCGGGAGATGTGCGGGAGTTGTCGCCTCTGGAATCCCCACTCTGACGCCGACGACATGTACGTGTGCTTCTCGCCTGGTGCGACATTTGGACCCACCAAGCCGGGTTGCCCCTGCCGATTCACCCCGTCCCACTGGATGGGGAGGGGGACGCCATGAGCCAATTGATAGCCCGCCTCTCCACCGACGCCGCCGTCCACGAGCTCTGCCGGCGTGACGGCACCTACGTGATACGCACTTACTGCGCCGACCCGCAGGCCGACCACGAGCTGACGCTACGCGAGGCCGGCGAGTGGGTCGACACCGTGCGCCGCTGCGGCGGCGAAGTCTACGCGCCGCTCGGCGCATCCCTGAAGATCCCCCCGCGGCAGGACGCCGCCAGCGAAAGGACATCATGATCCAGCTCACCCTGTCAGGTCACCTCTGCGCCGATCCGCGTATCAACGAGACCCCGAGCGGCGCCAAGGTGGCCAACCTGCGCGTCGCCGGCAACTACAGCGCCAAGAACGACGACGGCGCTTACGAGAAGCAAGCTCTGTTCTTCGACGTTGAGCTGTGGCGCAGCGTCGACGCCGTGGCGCAGTACTTCTTCAAGGGTTCCGGCATCGAGGTGGCCGGCGAGCTGCAGGAGCGCCACTGGACAGACCGGGACGGTAACGCGCACACGAACCTTGTGATCCGCAACGCGCAGTGGTCGTTCCCGCCGAAGAGCGACGGGGCCGGCGGCGGTGAGGCGGCGCAGCAGAAGGCCGCGGCGCCGGCAGCGGCACCACTCAGCGCCGGGGACTTCGCCGACAACGACATCCCGTTCTGAGGGGGGTGAATCATGACCTGCCCGAACCCCGACTGCCACATCGAGATGGACCCGACCTGGTACGCCGACATTGTGTACAAGGATGTGGAACCGCCGCAGACCTGGCGCTACTGGGAGTGCTGCCGCTGTCATCAGTTCGTGGTGGGGGAGGTAACGCGATGAAGGACCTGCTCGCCTACCTCGGAGAGAAGCTCATCGACGATGGGTACAGCGGTCTGTGCAGCGAGGAGTGCGGCTGCGAGGTCGGCGACCTCGCGCCCTGCGGCTGCGAACTGACCGGTTGCGGCCCCGGTTACAAGCACGATTGTGCTGAGTGCCCGCGTGCCGCCGAAGACAATTGCCCCATGGAAGACGGCGCGACCGGCTCGTGCGTCAGCTCGACGAAGGACTGGCCGGCGGCGGTGACGCCGTGAGCAACCTCATCCTGCCCATCGGCGACATCGCGAACAACTACGACCCGAACCCGATGATTGTGCGGCACGGTCGCGGCCCCGAGGGGAAGACGTGCCGCACCTGCGTCCACGCCGTCGCCACGTCGCCAACCGGCAACAAGACCTACTGGAAGTGCGATCGCCGCGGCATGAGCCGCAGCACGGCGACCGACCACCGCCTGAAGTGGAACGCCTGCCGGCTGTACGAGGCGGCCCCGTGATCGCCCTGGTCATCCTCGCGGGCATGGCCGGCGCCGCCCTCGGCGTCATCCTCGCGGGCATGCTGGCCGGCGCCGCCCTCGGCGTCATCCTCGCGGGCATGCTGGCCGCCGGGCGCCGGGAGGACGACTGCCGGGCTTGCCGAGGGGACAAGGCGTTCCGGGTGGCCGACGAGGAGGTGCGTCGTGAGGTTGTGTGAGGAGATCGGGCTGGAGGAGCTAGGCAGCCCCGTTGTCGTCGACATCCAAAACGTGGCTAACTATGTTGAAGCCGGGGACAGGGGCAATCTGGTAGACGACCTCAAGAGTTTCCCGGTCATGCCGCCCTGGCCCCGAGCGGCCTTCGAGTTCGCGACGGGCGACCGCGTAAGGCTCTGTGTGCTTTCACAAGTTCTTTCCCCAGGCAACGCCCTCCCCCTCTTTCCTGAGGACGAGGGGCTCGTTGTTCCAGACGACGGCTTCATGGTCTCTATGGACACCTACGCAGATATGGAGCCGGGTGCGATGCGCGCAGGCACATCGATGTTCCACGTTGCGACGGACGGGCTGTTGGCCGACTTTGGTGACGCTGGGGCCGCAGTCCACACAGTGCACGATCCATCGAAGCACCTCACGAGAGAACAACTTGACGCGATTGTTGGGCTGCTTCGGATAGCGACCTTGCGCGTCTTCTCCGCGTGTTTGTTCTGTCACTGCAAGAACGTCGCCATCCGCGACCATACGCCCCACATGACCCGCCAGCAGCGCCGCCACAGCCCGCCGGCGATCACATACAAGGTGCTCGACATTGCCCCCATGACGCGCGTCCTACGCGACGAGGGCGGTATCGAGCACAACGGCCTCAAGAAGGCTCTGCACATCTGCCGCGGGCACTTCGCCCACTACGGCCCTGACGCCAAGCTCTTCGGCAAGTACGAGGGCTCCTTCTGGCATCCGATGCACACGCGGGGTTCCGCGAAGAATGGCGTCGTCGTGAAGGACTACAAGGTCAGCCCCCGATGACCCCCGCTGACGACGAGCTCGCTCAAGCCTTCGACGAGGCCATCGCGGCGGCCCCGCCGGCGGCGCAGGGCAACGGCGGCGGCTTTGACCCCATGGAGACAGCGCGCATTATCGCCGCGGCGTCGAAGTCAGTGCCGCCGCTCAAGAAGCAGGATCTCGAGATGGGCCTTGACGACTGGGCGGAGCGCCTGGCTGGGCAGACGCCAGAGGCCATCACCCACAGTATCGCCGAGACGATCGACCTCATCACCCCGGTGTGCGACGACGCCGGGGCCGAGATCAAGGCGGCGCTCACGCGCGCTGGCCTACTGCCGCCGGAGTCGCCCGCGGATCGCATCTACGTCGACTGGTCGACGTTCTGGGACGATGAGGAGCAGCAGGAGTGGGCATACAAGAACATCCTGGCCCGCGGCCGGGGGCATGCCATCTACGCGGTGCACAAGGGCGGCAAGAGCCTATTGTCGCTGTTCATGGCCGCTGATATTGCCACATCGGGGGCCGGGATCTCCTGCCTCTATCTCGACTATGAGATGACCGCCAGCGACGTGCGCGAGCGTCTCCGCGACATGGGCTACGGCCCGGAGACTGACTTCTCGCACCTGCACTATGCGCTCCTGCCGACCCTGCCGGCGCTCGACACCAAAGAGGGCGGCGTGGCGCTGGCCGCGCTTGTCGACGGCATCACGGGCAGCGACCCCGGCCGGCACGTCGTGGTCGTCATCGACACGATCAGCCGCGCCGTGTGGGGTGAGGAGAACAGCGCCGACACCTGGCGCCTCTTCTACGTGCACACCGGCCTACGGCTCAAGCAGCGCGGCGTCACCTGGCTGCGCCTCGATCATGGCGGCAAGGACTCCGCTAAGGGCCAGCGCGGCAGCAGCGGAAAGGGCGACGACGTCGACGTGGTGTGGAAGCTCACGCCGACGGAGGGCGGCATCACCCTCAAGCGCGAACTATCGCGTATGTCCTGGGTGCCGGAGACGGTGACCTTATTGATGCAGGACTTCCCGCTCTGCTACCTGCCGGCGGTCTTCGACTGGCCGGAGGGGACGCGGGTCGTGGCGAACATCATGGACCGGCTCGAGATTCCGCTGGACGCATCAGTGAGAACGGCAGGAACGAAGCTCCGCGAGATCAACGAAGGACGACGTCACGACGTCGTTTCCGCGGCCCTCAAATGGCGGCGCGAGCTTGCCCCGGGGCGGCGCTCAGAGGCCGGGGAACACCTTGGGGAACACCCCTCCGATCAGCCCCCGGGACCACTACCTGGAAACGACCGGGAACAGTCCTCATTTAGCCTCGGGAACACCTCGGGGAACGGTGGGGAACAGGCGCCCGGAGTGGGTGGGGAACAGTCCCCCCCTATCTATAGGGGGACAGTTCACCACTCGCACTTTGAGCCAATTGAAATGGACGACATGCCGTGACGTCCAAGCCTTTCGCACCCCCGTTCACGCAACCCACCCCAACGAAAAGGAGCTGACCAGATGACCACGCAGACCGAGATGTTTCCAAGGACGACCCTCGAGCTGCTCGAGGAGCTCGCCGAGGTCCACCGCGCCGATCGCGACAAGGCGGTGAAGGCGCTCGAGGCATTGAGTGACGACGAGAAGATCGCCAAGGCTTACCAGAAGGCTTCGGATCGCGTCGGCGCTGCCCACAACCTCGTCGTCGCCATCGACCAGGCCGCAGAGCGTGAGCGCAAGCGGCTGATCACAAGAGGGCCGGATGTGGCACGCAACGTCATGCAGGAGGCCGCCGATATCGTCAACAGCGGTGCCCTCGACCCCGACGGTGTCGGCGTGGACCCCACCGTCCCGCCGGCCGTCGACCCGATCACCGGCGAGGTTATGAGCAAGGCGGCTGCCGTGAGCTGCGACACCTGCGGTAACGACGACTGCAACTTGCGCCAATGCGAAGGCTCTAACCACACGGGCTGCGGTGGCGGCAGTTGGGAACCACGCAAGCCCGAGGTCATCGCCCTCTACCCCGGCGACGACGACCCCCACGAGACGCCGGTCGGCGACCGCACGCGCTACGGCGAGCTTGTCGCCGACTACTTCACCGTTGCCGGCCTGAACGTCGGGCACAGCGTCGATGACTGGACGGTCGTCGCCCGGCGCGAACTGACGCAGGACGGTGGCGGATACCGCAACCTGCGCGACGTCATCGCCCCCGAAGACTACGGCCAGGAGCTGCTCGTGGTGGCACTCGAGCAGGGCAGCGTAGTGGGGGCGCCGGCTGAGAAGGTGGCGTCGTGAGCCGAGATGTCTGCGATTACGATTCGATGTCCTCGTGCGACCATGAGTGTGATCCGTGCGGGCCGAGCGAGGAGGGAGACGCCGTGAGCGACCTCATCCACGCCATCGAGCGCGACGGCAGCGAGTGGTATGAGAAACCCGGCGTGGACGCCCGCATCGCCGAGCTGAAGGCCGAGCTAAAGCACCTGCACTCGCGCTGGGATTGGACCGAGTACTGGTTCGACAACCTCTATCCGACCGACTGGCAGCGGTGCCAAGCGAGGTATGACGCCACGAAGGTCAGGGCACGCCCTGTGGCCGAGAGGGAAACGACGTGAGTACCGTCCTCGAGCGCGACCTGGTGTCCGAGATCCGCGTCGTGTCGAAAGCGATGAACGTGCAGCTCGTCGAGATGGGCCAGCGTCGCGCCAAGGGCTCGGGCTCGACCATCGGCCTGCCGGACCTCGCCGTGAACTGCGCCGGGCGCACGGTGTGGATTGAGACGAAGCGCGTCCACCGGCCTGGCGAGGGGCACGGCTGCCTGTCCCTGGGTCAGGAGGCGTTCATCGCCAAGGCCGCCGAGCAAGGGGTTCACGTGTTCATCGTCGACCGCGTCGAGGACTTCATTGGCGTTGTGAACGGCATGCGCAAGAGCCGGCGTTCGTAGTATGCTCGGCAAATGGGGTGGACGTATCGGCTGCCGGACGGACGCTGGAGGGCGTTCGAGTCGGAGGGTAGTGGAGCAGGCAGGACGCAGGCGAATGCGATTCGCCGGCTCCAGCATGACGCCGTATCTGCGGCCCGCATCCGGCTCACCGACAAGCTCAAGCACCACGGCCGTCCGTCTCACTCCGGCGAGACCTTCAAGAAGTTGGTCGCCGACTTCCGCGACCTGCACATGGTTGAGCTCTCGCCGACCACGCAGACCGGCTACGAGTCGATCCTGCGCCGCCACCTCGAGCCGTACTTCGGCAAGGACGTCGCCGCCGACATCGACCCGACCGAGGTGCTCAAGTTCAAGGCCGCCAAGCGCCGCGCCGGCCTCTCGGCGATGACCGTCGAACATCACCTCTCGTGCCTGCGCTCCGTGTTGTCGTTCGGGGTGCGCACCCGGCGCCTCGAGTGGAACGCCGCCGAGGCTGTGAAGGGTAAGAAGCCGCGGCCCGGGAATCCACGGCGGTCACTCTCGCAAGACGAGGTGAAGAAGCTGCTCGCGGGGGCGCTCGCTCTGCGGGGCCGCATCCCAAGGCGCAAGGGTGGCGAGCGCGACGACCTCTACGGGCCGGCGCTCGCCGGTCTCTGCGCCGGCCTGCGTCGCGGCGAGGTGCTGGCCCTCAGGTGGCGCGACATCGACCTGGCGGCCAGCGCTCTCTATGCCCGTCACAACCTCGTGCAGGAGAAGGGCAGGGGGCCGGTGCTCAAGCTGACCAAGGCGGACGGGGAAGAGGTGCGTCCGGTGCTCTTGCCGGCCGTGGCGGTGGACGCGCTGCGCGCCGAGCGGCTGCGTCAGAAGAAGCGGGCGCTGCGGGAGCGCGGCTGGAACCCGCAGGGCATCGTCTTCCCTGGCAAGCGCGGCGCCTGGCGCGTCCCCGACACGCTCACGCACCACTTCGCCGACCTGCTCACGGCGCTCGGTATCGAGGACGCCGACTTTCATACCCTGCGCCACACGCACGCCACCTGGCTGCGCGACGACGGCATTGACCCGCTGACGATCCGCGACCGTCAGGGGCATGCCGACGTGAAGACGACGGAGGGCTACCTGCACGCCAAGCTGGCGGTCCAGGAGTCGGCGGCGGCGAGCCTGCAGAAGCGACTTGTGCCGCGCCAGTAGGGTATGCTGAGACGGCAGAGACGGGGAGGATTTGTACCCTTGCTACGATGAGCAACGCTGTCCTGTCCACGCAGTGCGTCTCTGCACCGTCTCACTTCTTCGCACCCTTCTTCAGGCACGCCGTTGGCCTCTTCGCTCTGAAACGGGTACAGGACCGGCTACATCTTCGGCGAGGGCTTCGAGCGGCAACGCGCAGATTGATCTCAGGTGCAGGCAAAAAGATGGCGCGCACGGCAGGACTCGAACCTGCGACCTTCGGTTCCGTAGACCGCTGACGGGATACCGCAGCGTCCACACCACCCCCGCAGAGAGAGCCTGACTGAGCCCGGCCCGGCAGAGAGGCCGGCGCCTCTCGTCAACGCCCCCGGTGTGCAGAGTCGGCTACATTGTTGCTACATCTGCCGGGTCTCATGCCGGGTCTCATCAGGATCTCATCAGGATCTCATCAGGATCTCATCAGGATCTCATCAGGATCTCATCAGGATCTCATCAGGATCTCATCAGGATCTCATCAGGATCTCATCAGGATCTCATCAGGATCTCATCAGGATCTCATCCTCCTCCAACAACGCCGGGCGGTAGGCTCGGTGCGTGATAGGCTGCGAACATGACCCCGCCGCTGACCGCCACCTTCGGCGCCCGCTTCTTCAATCCCCGCTCGACCTGCGCCGTCTGCGGCCGTGAGTGTGGCGACGACGGTGAGGTCATCGCGCAGCTCGACCCCAAAGTCGAGTCATCCGCCGAAGGCCTCAGCCTGCTCGTCGACGTCACGCCCGGCGAGAGGCTCGTCGTCTGCCGGGAGTGCGCCGCCAAGGAGTAGCTGCTCCGAATCACTCGCCGAGCAGTTCCCTCACTTCGACCTCACGATCCTCTCCGTCAAACAGCTCGCCGTCGTCGAGATGCGTCTCTGCGGCGGCCTCTCCTTCCGCAAGATCGCCGCCTTCGAAGGCGTCACGCACCAGGCCGTGATATGCCGCTTTGCCTGCGCCGTCGGACGCCTTGCCGAGGCCGCGGGCTTGCCGACTCGCGCCTAAGTAGAGGGACCTCCCTGCAACCTGGTCACGATGGGACACCATGCCGCCTAAAGGTACACCCGTGAAAACAAAGCCCCTTGTCGAGATGTGGCCGCTCTCCCGCTGCATCCCCTACGCCTGCAACCCCCGCGTGATCCCGAAGGCGGCGGTAAGCAAGGTCGCGGCCTCGATACGCGAGTTCGGATTCCAGCAGCCGATCGTAGTCGACGAGGGCGGCGTGATCATCACCGGCCACACCCGGCTGCTGGCGGCCAGGCACTTGGGGCTCGAGGAAGTGCCCGTGCTCGTCGCACGCGGCCTGACGCCGACGCAGGTCAGAGCCTACCGCGTCGCCGACAACCGGACGGGCCAGGAGGCGACCTGGAATAAGGACCTGCTGACCGCCGAGATCGCGGCGCTGCTCGAGGTCGACTTCGATGTGCTGCTGACCGGCCTCGACAGCGCCGAGCTCGAGCGCCTGAGCGCCGACTGGGCCGACCCCAGGGCGGACGATGCGCTGCCGGCGAAGGCGCCGGCGCGCACGAAGCTGGGCGATCTCTACGCCTTGGGCAAGCACCGAATCCTCTGCGGCGACGCGACCGACGGCGCCGACGTGGCGCGTCTGCTCGACGGCCGGGGGGTTGACTGCGTGTGGACCGACCCCCCCTACGGCATCGACTACAAGGGCTCACCGAACCATGCGCCGATTGCCGGTGATGAGAAGGAGCGCGACGAGCTGGTGCGCACCCTGCTTGAGCCCGCCTTCCGGCATGCCGCCGAGCACGCGGCGCTGAATGCGGCCTTCTACATCTGGCATGCCTCGACGACGTGGGAGGACTTCGCCTTCGCGCTGAAGGCGGCCGGCCTCGAGGAGCGCGGCAACATCGTCTGGGTGAAGGAGCGGGCGACGCTCAGCAGGTCCGACTATCAATGGCGGCACGAGCTCTGCTTCTACGCCGCCCGCGCCGGCGAGAGCCCGACCTGGTACGGCGACCGCACGCAGTCGACGGTCTGGGAAGTCACCTCGGGACGCACGGACGGCATCGCCGCGGTGATTGGCGAGGGCCTGCTGCTCACTGACGGCAACGGCCAAGAGCTCTACGTGCGTGAGCGGCCGCCGAAGCGCAAGCTGCGCACGATCCGCCTCGCTGCCGGCGAGAGCGCCAGCCTGCACGCGGACGTCGCCGACTCGGACGTCTGGCGCGTCCGCCACGACGAAGCCAAGCCCGACCACCCGACGCAGAAGCCCGTGGCGCTGGTGACCAGGGCGCTCATGAACTCGACCGCCGCCGGCGACGCTGTCTACGATCCGTTCCTTGGCTCCGGCACGGCGCTGGTCGGCGCCGAGCGCCTTGGCCGGGTCTGCTACGGGATGGAGATCGACCCCACCTACTGCGACCTAGCGATCGCGCGCTGGGAGGCCGCGAGCGGAGCCCAGGCGGAGCCTGTGAGCTGAAGTGCCTCCGAGCGCCCCGATAGAAAACGACGAAGAGACGTGGGGCGACGTAGAGGACGCGCTCGCCTACGACCCTGATCCGCTCGCAGATGAGGAGTCCGTCTCGCAGGTCGAGATCACGGCGCGCACGCTCAAGTCGGACCTGAAGCACCGGACGCTGAACGCCATGAAGCGCCAGTTTCTCGCCGACCTGATGCCGAACGTGCCGGCGCCGGGGGAGTGCTGGCACGTCGTCTCCAACGGCCGCTTCGACTACTGGACGTGGATCCCCGTGATGCTCAGCTACATCGGCAGGGTCGACGAGTTCTACGGGTCCACCTGGGTCTTGAACCGCGGCAACGTGCTCGAGCTCTTCGAGCTGATCGACTCCGGCCTGATCGTCAAGACCAGCGTCCTCTCCGGCCTGTTCACCAAGCGTCGCGAGGGCGCCGTCTATGCGACCCTGCTCCAGGGCATGCGCCGGCGCGGGCAGCGATTCGTTTGCTCGGAGAATCACGCGAAGGTCACGCTGCTGGCGAACTTCGACGCCGGCACCTACCTGACGATTGAGGGCTCGGCGAACTACACCGCGAATCCCCGCATTGAGCAGAATGTGCTGGTTAACGACGAGGCAATCTACCGCTTCCACCGCGACTGGATGGAGGAGGTGCTCGAGCATGGCCGCGAGGGAGAAGCCGACCCCGAGAGCTGACAGTCGCCAGATGCAGGAACGCCTCGCCGAAGTGGCTGACCTGATCGTGGCCGGCCTCACGCAGCACGAGCTGCACAAGTACATCCGGGACAAGCGAGCGGAATGGGATCTCGAGCGCCGGCAGCGCAGTACGATCATCCAGCGCGCCCGCAAGGCTGTCGTCGACGCCGGCAAGACGCACTACCCCGAGGAGCTCGGCAAGGCGGTTAGGCGCCTGAACGTGCTCTACCGGCGCTCGTTTGCGATCAACGACTACAAGACCTGCGCCGCGATCGTGCGCCAGATGGCGGACCTGCTCGGTCTGGCGACGCAGACCTCGAAGTCGGGCGAGGACGCCTCCGACGTCAGGCGCTACCTCGACGGACTACGGACGGGCTCGTGATCCTCAGTCTGACCGATAAGCAACGCGAGGTCTGGGCCGCGATGGCGGGCAGCCGCATGACCGTTTGTGACGGCAGCGTGCGCTCGGGCAAGTCGGTCGCGGCGGACGTCGCCTGGCTAGACTTCATCCTCGACGGCCCAGAGGGCAACCTACTGATGGCCGGCAGGACCGAGCGCACCCTGAAGCGGAACATCGTTGACCCGCTGATTGAGATCCTCGGCAGCAAGCGCTGCCGCTACGTGGGTGGCTCCGGGGAGCTGTTCATCTGCGGCCGCCGCGTGTACCTGGTCGGCGCCAACGACGAACGCGCCGAGGAGAAGATTCGCGGCCTGACGCTGATCGGCGCCTACGTCGACGAGCTTAGCACGGTGCCGGAATCCTTCTTCACGATGCTGTTGTCCCGGCTGTCGCTGGATGGCGCGCGCCTGCTGGCGACCACGAACCCGGACAACCCGCTGCACTGGCTAAACGTGAAGTACCTGCAGCGCGCCGAGGAGCTGTCCCTGGCGCGCTTCCAGTTCCGTCTCCCCGACAACCCCTACCTGCCGACGTCGTTCGTCGAGAACCTGCGCCGCGAGATCACGGGGCTCTGGGCACGGCGCATGATTGACGGCGAATGGTGCGTCTCCGAGGGCGCAGTCTATGAGATGTGGGACCCGGTGCGGCACATGGTCGAGCCCGACGAGCTACCGCCGGTGTCGCGCTTGCTGGCGGTGGGCGTCGACTACGGCACCACGGCGCCGACCGCCGGCTTGCTCATCGGTATCAGCGCTGAGGAGCGTCCGCGGCTCGTGGTCGTCGACGAATGGGCGCCGCCCTCGCTCACCGACGCCGGCCTCTCCGTCGACTACCGCAAGTGGATTGCGCCGCGCCAGCCAGAGCGCGTCATCATCGACCCCAGCGCGGCGTCCTTCCACAAGCAGCTCTGGGCCGACGGCGTGCCCGGCGTCGTGCTCGCCGACAACGCGGTCATCGACGGCATCCGCACCGTCGCCTCGCTGCTGGCCGTGGACCGGCTCGTCATCTCGTCGGCGTGCACGCACCTGCTCACGGAGCTGCCGTCCTATGCTTGGGACGCCAAGGCGACCGCCAAGGGCCAAGATGCGCCGGTCAAGCAGAACGACCACTTCTGCGACTCGCTCAGGTACGGCGTCGTGACCACGCAGAGCCGCTGGCGGCACGAGGTGCCGCTGACAATGCCCATCGAGATCGAGGAGGCCGCATGAGCCTGCCCCAAGGCGGTCCCTGGCCGCCACCCCCCCACGGCGTAGCACTTGCCCAGCAATCGCTCTGGTCGGCCTGGCTGGTCGGCGATCCCGAAGGCCTCGCGACTGCGTACTACGACGCCGAGGTCGCCGCTGGCGGCGTGAACCCCTTCGGCGAGCGCCTCTCGCAGTACGCCGGCGGCGTGGTTAACCGCGTGGCGCGCTTCTTTTGGAGCAGGCCATCCGTCAGTGGGCAGCGCAAAGCCCGGCTGCACGTGCCGCTCGCCGCCGATATCTCCACCGCTTCGAGCGACCTGCTGTTTTCCGAGCCGCCGCAGTTCACAGTCGAGGAGGACGGCAACGAAGCTGCGGCGCAGCGCATTGACGAAGTGCTCAACGCCGGCGACTTCCACGCATCCCTACTCGAGTCCGCCGAGATCGTGGCGGGGCTGGGCGGCGGCTGGCTGCGCTTGCTCTGGGACACAGCCCTCGTCGATCACGTGATCGTCGACGCGGTGCCCGCCGACGCCGCCTACGCTGAGTGGCGCCTGGGCGTCACGCAGCCGACCGCCGTGACCTTCTTCAGCGAGTACCCTGGCAACGGCAAATCGGAGGTGGTCCGGCATCTAGAGCGCCACGAACCCGGCGCTATCTATCACGGCCTCTACAGCGGCGACGCCAAGCGGCTGGGCCACCCCATGGCGCTGACCGATCACGAATGCACCGGGCCCTACGCCGACCTCGTGAACGCCGAGGGCGCTATCCTCACCGGCGTCAAGGCAATCACCGCCGCCTACGTGGCGAACATGCGCCCGCAGCGCAGGTGGCGCAAGGTGCCCGAGCTGAGCCGCCTGGGGCGCAGCGACTATGACGGCTGCGAGTCGATGATGGACGCGCTCGATGAGACCTACACCTCGTGGATGCGTGACGTGCGGCTGGCCAAGGCGCGGCTACTCGTGCCGGAGGACATGCTGCAGAACCTCGGCAAGGGGCAGGGCGCGACCTTCGATGTTGACCAGGAAATCTTCGTCGGCCTGAACATCATGCAGGCGAAGGAGACGCCGCAGGCCATCTCGGCGCAGCAGTTCGCGATCCGGGTCGCCGAGCACCAGCAGACGGCGGACGCGCTCGTTGACCAGATTCTCGACGCCGCCGGCTACAGTCCCAGCACCTTCGGGCGCGGCAACGAGGGCGTGACAACGGCGACTGAGGTTGTCTCCCGTGAGCGCAAGAGTGCCCGCACGAGGGACAAGAAGACCCGCTACTGGAGCCAAGCGCTGGAGCCGCTGCTCACCACGTGGCTGGAACTGGACGCCCTCATCTTCAGGACCGGCGCCAAGGGCACGGTCGAGGTCGAGTGGGCGGACGTGTCGCAGCCCGATCCCGAGGTGCTGGCGCGCACCGCCGAGACGCTCAACCGGGCGGTAGCCGTGTCTGTGGCGACCAAGGTGAAGATGATCCACCCGGACTGGGACGAAGCCGCCATCGAGGAAGAGGTGGCGCTCGTGCGAGCAGAAGCCGGCACGGCCGTCCCGGACATCGGGGCGCCGCCACCGTTCGGCGGCAATGGACAAGGACAACCCGACAACGTGACAGCGGAGGTAGGCAATGGGTTTCCCGAGTAAAGGCACGTCGAAAGACAAGAGGTTGAAGGTCAACAAGCCGGCGGTCGGCAAGAAGGCGCCGACGAAGAAACAGCCCTTCGGCGGCAAGAAGGCGCCGCCGTTCCCGAAGAAGTAGCGTGCCCGTCAGCCCCGCCCAAGCCGAGCACCTCGCCGCCGGCGTCGTCGCCCACTACCAGGACGCCGAGGCGGCGCTGGTGGCGCGCATCGCCCGGAATCTGTCACGCGGAATCGATGCGCCCGAGTGGGCGGCCACGAAGCTGGCGCAGATGCAGGAGTACGAGCGGCAGGCGCGGCGGCTGCTCGCCGACCTCGAGAAGAAGGCGGCGAGCGGCGTCGGCACTGCGATCACGAGTGCGTATGAGCAGGGTGGCATGAGTGCCGTGGCGGACATCGCCAAGCTAGGGGTGACATCGTTTGAAGACCGCATCGCCGCGCTCGACGTGTTCGTGCAGAACGGCGAATACTACGACCGATTCATAGCCGACGCGGTGAACGATGCCCGGTGGATGGCCAAGGACGGCAGGACGGCAGAGGCTGAACACTGGCTCACACAAGCAGAGGGTCGTGCGAAGAACTTTCTCGAAGGGACCAAACTCGCCCCTCCTGGCTGGTCTGCGAATGCTGCCGTTGCCGTCGTCGAACCCCTCGCCGGCCTGCGCGCCATCGAGGCACTGACGCAGGAGACGCTCGGCAACGTGCTGGCGACGCACACCGGCATCCTCAGATCGACCATGGACGCCTACCGTAGCGTCATCGCCGAGAGCTCTAGCGGCGTCCTGCTCGGCGACCAGACCCGGCGGCAGGCGGCGCAGGCGGCGCTCAACAGGTTCGCGCAGAAGGGCATCACGGGGTTCGTTGATTCAGCCGGGCGCGGCTGGTCGATGGAGTCCTACACGGAGATGGCGCTGCGCACCGGCTGCGGGCGCGCTGCCGTGCAGGGGCACGTCGACCGGCTGACGGCGAACGGGCTGGACCTCGTGATCGTGAGCGACGCGCCGAGAGAGTGCCCGCTGTGCCGGCCGTGGGAGGGGAAGGTGCTGTCGATCGGCAGCGTGCCGGTCGAGATGCCGGAGGACACGGACGCTGCGTTCCAGGTCGTACCGGAGACGCCGGCGGCAGAGGCGGTGGTTGAGCCTCCGTCCTTCGTGTCGCCGCTGGATGGGCTCGCCACGAAGCAGCAGATGGCTGAATACGCCCGGCAGAACCTCGGCATAACGCGAGAGCTTGTCGTCCCGCGGGATGTCGACGCTGACACGTTCCGCACGATACTCAAGGTAGTGGAAGGCGAGATGACGCGCGTTCCGGTCGCAGTGCACACACTGAAGGGCGCCCGCGCCGCTATCGCCCGAGGCGGTCACGGCTATCTGGAAATCAACTGGAAATCGTTTGCAAGTATGACAACAGAAGCGTGGCCGAGAATCGAATCTGTCGCGGATAGAATCGAGAATCTGGCGAAGAGCAGAGCCTACGTCATCAACAACGTGCGCACCGAGATCGCGCCCCGGTTTGGTGTTACCGCTGAGGAGTTCTCTACGTGGCAGGCCAGCAAGGGATTTGACGGAGCGCTCTCGGAACTACTCAAAGTGGGTCTGGTGCGCAAGCCGGTGCCGTCCGGCCAGGGGATTCTCGCGAGTCACGTGCGTCTGGCCAGGAAGGATCTGAAAAGCATCGACGATGCGATCCAGGATGCGTTACAAGCGAAGGGCGGGACTGCTGGGACCGTTCTCCCGTTCCATGTGGAACAGTGGATGCAGAGGCTCGGCAATCCGCCCGGTATCTCCGACCCGCGAGTGGCGCGAATCTGGGGCACGGTCACTCACGAGATGGGGCATAACCGATACTACGAGAACCTAGGCGAGGGCGAGAGACGAGAGTACAAGCTGCTATTCGACCGAGCGAAGAAGCGTGGCGATGGAGTCTACCCGTCCCAGTATGGGGAGGCGGGCTCCAGATCGAAGAGGTGGGATCCGTCCGTTGAGCACTACGCCGAGACGCACGTGGCCTGGCGCATGTGGAAACTTACCGGAGACGCACGGTGGCGCGACCTAATCGCCGACTGGGCGCTTCCGTTCATGAGGTGACAACGTGACTCAGCTCTGGACATGCCCGACCTGCTCACGCTACATCGGCATCAGCCGTGACGACGTAATGGTCTGCCTCGCCTTCCCCGACGGCATCCCCGATGACATCCTCGGCGGCGAAGTCGACCACACGCAGCCGCACGACGGCGACCACGGCATCCAGTACGAGCCCCGTCCGTGACCGCCTACCCCACCCTCGACGAAGCCAAGGCCGCCGGCCTCATGCACTGCAACTGCCGCCACAGCGTCGGCGCCTACCAGGAGGGCATCACGCGCCCCATGGGCGACGTCGCCGACCCGCAGGGCTACGCCGACACCACGAAGCTCCGCTACCTCGAGCGTCAGACCCGCGCCGCCAAGCGCGTGCAGGCCGCGGCCATGGATGACGCAGCGGCGCAAGCAGCCGGCGTGCGGGTGCGGGCCTACCAGGCCAAGATACGGGCCCACGTCGCATCCACGACGGCCAAGAGACAGCCCGTGCGCGAGCGCCTGGGCGCCCTGTGAAAGTGCACGCGCCTCGCCTTGCCGCTTTGCGTAAGGGTGAGAGGTACACGTCGGCCTGACGCCGGCCCCGAGTAGCCCAGGAGGCTATCGCCATGACAGACGAAGAGAAGACCGCTGCCGAAACCAAGGCCGCTGAGGATGCTGCCGCGAAGGCCACATCTGACCAGGCTGTCGTAGCTGCAGCCGGCGCTGGAAGTGCCGCCGCTGCCGTCGCGCCTGACGACGTGGCCAGCCTGCCCAAGTGGGTGCAGGAAAAGCTCGCGAAGGCGGACAAGCTGAACGGCGACGACGCAGGCTACCGCGTCAAGCTGCGCGAGACAGAGGAGAAGCACAAGGCGACGCTCGATGCGTTCGCCAAGGCCCTGGGGCTCACCCCAGAGGACGATCCCGCCAAGGCCGCCCAGACGGCAGCCGACGAGCGTGATGCTGCTCGCCTCGAAAACAAAAAGACGCAGGTTGAGAACGCTGTCCTGCGCGCCGCCAGCAAGAACGGCGCCGACCCCGAGTCCTTGACGGACTCACGTTCGTTCATGCGCCAGCTCGAGGCCATCGACCCGGCGGCGGACGACTTCGCCACGCAGGTCGAGACGGCTATCAAGGCGGCCGTCGAGGCGAACCCCTCGCTGAAGACCGTCCCCGCCGCGCCGGCCCGCTCAGGCGGCCACGTGGGTGGCGCCGCGCCCACCGGCAAGCAGTCCGACGATCCGCAGCAGCGTTCTCGCGACTACTACGCGGCGCAAGCCGACAAGTAAATCAGCCCCCCGGCCTGGCGCCGGGGTGACGTGAGGCCTGGCGCTTCTCGTCTCGGAATCGAAATCATCGAGACAGGAGTACGCAATGGCACTGACCCTGGCGGAAGCCAACAAGCTCACCGAGAACCCGATCGTCCCCGGCATCGTCGAGACGTTCGTCAAGGAGAGCCCGGTCATCGACCGCATCCCCTTCAAGGACATCGCCGGCAACGCCTACCGCTACAACGAGGAACTGGCCCTGCCGGGCGTCGAGTTCCGCGCCGTGAACGCCGCCTATGCGGAGTCGACCGGCACCGTGAACCCCAAGACGGAGTCCATCGTCATCCTCGGCGGCGACGCCGACGTGGACACCTTCCTCGTCAAGACCGGCGGCAACCTCGCCGACCTGCGCACCACGCAGAACAACATGAAGGCCAAGGCCGCGGCCTACAAGTTCGACGACACGTTCATCAACGGCGACACCGCCGCCGACGCGAACAGCTTCGACGGCCTCAAGAAGCGTCTCACCGGTGCTCAGGTCATCGCCGCCGCGACCAACGGCCTGGCCGTCCTTGGCGCCGACGACAACGCCCGCCACACGTTCTTCGACCAGCTCGACGCGCTCATCGCCGCGGTGCTCGGCATCAACGCCAGCAACGGCGCGCTGTACATGAACGCGGCCGTCAAGGCGAAGATCGCCTCTTCGGCTCGGCGCCTGACCACCTACGACCAGACGGTTGACAGCTTCGGCCGCCATATCCAGCAGTACAACGGCATCCCTCTGCTCGACATCGGTAACAAGGCCGACGGCACGCTCGTCATCCCGCAGACCGAGACGCAGAACACGTCCGGCGCCATCTGCTCCTCGATCTACGCCGTCAAGTTCGGCAGCGGAGAGGACGACGGCAGCGTCACCGGCCTGCAGAACGGCACCCTCGACGTCCGCGACCTCGGCGAGCTCGACACCAAGCCGTGCTTCCGGACCCGTCTCGAGTGGTTCGTTGGGCTCGGCGTGTTCCACGGCCGGGCGGCTGCTCGCCTCACCGGCGTCCTGGCTTCCTAAGCACGCTGGTCCCCAAGGCTGCGACTGGTGCGCGCCTTGGGGACCAGTCCCTCCCCTTCTCTGACTGGAGTCGCCATGAGTGACAAGACCGACAAGACCGAGCCCGTCGAAGGCGTCGCGTCGAAGGCCCAAAACGACAAGCTGAAGCACAGCGAGGGCGGGGTCACGACCCGCGACGATGCCCTCGACTTGGGCGTCCCGATGCTGCAGGGCGACCCTTCGGAACCGCAGGGTCCCGAGGACGCCTTGGGCGAGGGTCCCAAGCGCGGGGACTACCGCGACCGCATCGGCGGGTCTGGCTACCAGCCTCACAGCGGCGAGAAGCCGCAGCGCCCGAACGCTGATGACATCGGCGAAGCCAAGGGCCTCAAGGGCGGCGTAGAAACAGCCGCGTCCAAGCCCGAGAAGGACTGACCGCGGCGATGACTGACAAGACCGAGCCGTTCGCCACCGGCGGAATAGTCAAGGGGCCGATACTCACCAAGCTTGGTGACATCAGCGAGGTCGTGATTCCCAACGCGCCCAAGCCCAAAAAGAAGGCTGCGGCGCGCACCGAGCGTTACCCGTTCACGAAGCCCGACGGCGAGGTCGTGACCATCGAACACGACCTTGAGACCGGCACGACCAAGATCGTCGGTAAGGCGGCCTGACCATGACCGCCTACGCCACCAGCGCCGAGTACGCCACGTTTGCTGGCGGCACGACCCCCGACGACCTCCCCCGCCTTATCGACCGGGCGGGGGAGGTCGTTGACGACTTCACCCGCACGGCCGTCTACGAACACGACTCCGATGGCCTGCCCACGGGCGCCATCGAGATCGCCGCCTTCCGGGACGCCGCTTGTGCGCAGGTCGAGTTCTGGCTGGCCGGCGACGAAGAGGACGACGTGCTGGGGCCGCTATCGGACCTGACCATCGGCAACGTCAAGGCGGGGTTTGCTTCCCCTCTGGTGCTAGCGCCTCGTGCAGGCCGCATCCTGCGGGCGGCCTTTCTCTACCGTGGCGACCCGGTGACGCTGTGAAGAAGGCGCCATGGTGGCTTGAAGTGTCAGCGCCACGGAATGACTGCGGCGAGATCGTTGTGGACGTAAAGATTCGGCGTCTTGCGCAGCCGTATCTGCTCATGCGCGAGGGCCTGAAGATGGTCGCGCAGTTCCCGTGGCGAGACCGGCCGAAGGCCCTTTGCGTCGTGCTTCGCACCGCTGCCACCGCGCAGATGCACTCGTTCGTCGTCAACTTCACCAAGGGCGGCGTCGCATGAAGATTCGGCGGTCAATGCTCAAGGACACGGTCACCGTCGAGACCTACGCCGGCGACGGCTCCTACGGTCCCGTCTACGCCGAACCCGTCGTCGTGCCTTGCAACGTGCAGATGAAGCGTCGCCTCGTGAGGACCGCAAGCGGCGACGAAGCTGTGGACATGCCGGTGCTGACCGTCCACCCCGACGACGTGTCCATGTTCACGCCCGAGACGCGCCTTACGATAGCGGGCCGCGCCAGCACCGTGCTGTCCGTCGCGCCTGAGACGTTTCGCGGGCGCATGAGTCACGCCGAGGTGAGCGGCTCATGACCCTGCACCTCAAATGGTACGGCCCCAAGGTCAAGGACTCCGAGCGCAAGGGCGCGGCGCGGGGGCTCTATTTCGGCGCCGAGCACGTCGGCGAAGAGTCGGACCGCGTCATTCCGCTCGAAGAGGGCACGCTGGAGCGCTCCAAGGCCGTCAGCGTCGACGAGGGTGCGCTACAGGCCGCCGTCTCGTATGACACGCCTTACGCGGTCATCCAGCATGAGGATCTGACCTTTCACCACGACGCTGGTCGCCAAGCCAAGTACCTCGAGACGCCAATCAACGATGCCGGCGTGAAGCGTAAGGTTGAAGACCTCATCGCCCGCGAGATCAAGGCGGCGCTCGGATGACCCTCGCCGCCGGATTCCAGAGCAACCTGCTCACCGGCCTCGCCGTCCACCTTGCGGCGAACGGCCTCGGCGCAACCTGGAACACGTCCGGCGCTTACACCGCGCTGCAGACGGGACTCGTGCTCGGCAGCATCCCGCAGTCGCCAGACCGGATCATCACGCTCACCGTGTACGACTCCGACGACGACCCAGCGCTGTCGGATTCGGCGGTGCGCGTGCAAGTTCGCTGCCGCGCCGAGGGCGGCGACAAGCGCAAGGTCGACGACCTCGACGATGCCATCTTCAACCTGCTGCAGAACAAGCTCGACGTCACGCTCTCAACGGGTGTCACGGTCGGGCAGATTCACCGCGTGTCAGGACCGGCCAGCCTCGGGCAAGACGGAAACTCGAGATGGTCCACCTCATCCAACTACTCCGTCGCGGCCCATCGGCCGTCAGCAAACCGCACGTAAAGGAGCGCGACCATGCCAGTAGCAGCAAGAGTACCCCTCGGCGCCAGCACGTTCGTTCACAAGTGGTGGGTGCAAGTGAACGACACAGAAGGTGTGGGCGGCGGTACGTTCGAACTCCCCGAATGGGTCGACATCCTCGGGACAAACGACTTCGTTTTCGCCATTGAGCCCTCGACCGAGGACGACGGCGACTTCGACAGCCCCGGCTGGGGCTCCGAAACCACCACGAGCCGCAAATGGAAGGCCGATACAACCCTGCTTCGCAAGACCAAGGAAAACGACCCAACCGCCTATGACGACGGGCAGGAGATCTGCCGTGACGCCGGCTTCGAGCTCGGCGCCCTCAACCGCGTCGACGCGCGCATCTTCGAGATGACCGAAGGCGGCCCCAAGGTCGAGGCCTACCGCGGCTTCGCCTCTGTGCAGTGGGCTCCCGCGGGCGGCGACAACAAGGCTATCGACAAGGTGAAGCTGACCCTCAGCGGCAGCGGTCTGCTCTCGAAGATCACGCATCCCGCAGCCACCGTCTAAGCCGGGAGGCAGACAATGGCCTTCCGTGATTTGGACGAGTTCCTGACCGTCAAGCCACTGGTGCTGCCTATCGGGGGGAAGCAGTACGCCTTCCCCGGCGACGTGTCCGGCGAGTCGTGGCTGCTGCTGGAGATCGTCGGTCAGACGATGCGCTTCGGCGGCGACGTCGACGCAGTGGCGTTCACGAGCGAACAAGAGACCGCGCTCAAGGCCGAGATGTTCGGCGCGACGCGGGACGAGATGATTGCCGACGACTGCAGTGGCGCGCAGCTCGACGCCGTCTTCCAGACGCTCCTGTCCTACCACCTCAGCGACCGCAACCTCGAGGTCGCCGAGGCCGTCTGGAACGCGCAGGGGCAACCCCCGGAAGTGCCGGCCCCGAACCGAGCGGCCCGCCGCAGCAAGAGTACCAAGGCTACGGCGAAGTCGACC